TTGACGCTTAACTCCATTTTACCCTAGTTTTTACCCTAGTTTTTAGGCCATTTTTTCGTATAAAATTTGGCCTATTTTCGTCTTTTTGTATAACGTTTTTCCGGGCCATTTTTAGGCCATTTTTCGTATAACGTTTTCCTCCTTTTTGGAGCAAAATCGTTGGCCCCCTTTTTTTTTTCAAGGCGTTTTTAGCCCTGTTTTTTTCAGAAAATGACGCACCTCATGGCGGGATTGTTGCGGTGCTCGGGACAAGGTTGTCCTGAGCGGTGCATCATGGCCATAAAGCATATATATTTATGAAAGTCTATAAGAATAGTAGCGTATCCCGCAACCCCCCGTAATTACGCCATAAATAAAATAAAACTACGGCCATCTAGGGACGAAAGTAGGGTCGAAATTCCTCAACAATATCAAGGATTTACGCTTTTCGACCCTACTTTGCTTACTTTGAATAGTTAATTTTAATCTATATAAAAGAAAGAAGGGGTTGAAAAACTCAAAAAAAGGAACTCTCAAAAGCGTAAAGGGATTTGAAACATCTAGGGATCTAGGGATCTAGGGTTGGCCGGTTTTTCTGTGTAGCGTTATTTAGTGGAATGTATTACGCTTTTTTCAGCAAGAAAAGAGTGCTTTTCCGACAAGTGAAAGTGTGTTCTTTTTTCAAGGTTTTGTCTACTTTTTTGACAGTGTTTTTTTGTGGTGTTTTGGCGGTGCACAAATTAGCTAAGTTGACCTTTCCTTGTTGCCAAGATAAAACTTGTTTAGTGAGGAAGCCATGGATAAAAAACTAGTTGAATTAGAAGACGTACAGGGAAAGCCAATTTTCAAACCAACGCTGAATAAATATTTAGTTGGTACAAGGGACATTGATATTGTCGAGTATCTCTGTAGACATGTAACCATGGGTGGTGCTGTATCGGATTTTTGTGAAGTGTTCAAAGTTGACTATTTTACTCTGATGAAAGTTATCGGAGAAAACAAAACCTATAAGCAAAGTTTCAATTTGGCCAAGACTGCTAGGAAAGATTACATAAAAGAAAAAGTAACTGAGGAGCTTATGAATATTGCAAGCTCTAAGGTCACAGATGCCTACGAGAGCAATGGGGCATTAAAATCCATAGAAGATATCCCTGACAATATTAAATCGCTTATATCGAGTGTGAAGACTTCAGAGAATGAAACAGTCGAAGTCAAATTCCAAGATAAATCTAAAGCACTGGACATGTTATCAAAACAGCAGGGCATGTATGTTCAAAAAATAGAGATGAAAACCGAAGTCACTCTTGAGTCACTATTGACTGAATCATTCAAAGACTAGTAGAATCTAATTAAATTTGACTAGAGGAGAGCATGAGTAAGCATATTACTGCAAAGGATGACACTCTTCAGGCCAGTGACAAGCGTGACATTACCGGTACAAATTATGAAGATGAGAATAAGCGTGGCCTAGATGTCAGTGTACTTAGTTCATTTTCTCCCTCGGGCCTAAATATAGGTGGTTTGATCACGGAGCCAACCGTCAATAGTTTGACATGGACGGCACTGCCTACTACCCCTCTAGAAAATAGAAATGCCATAAATATTCAAAACAACTCAGATCAAGATATCAAAATAAACTTTAGCGATTCTATCGTAGGCTTTGTTGGAATTATAATCAGTGCTGGAACCGAAAGGTTTTATAGAATAACTGACTCAATAATAATCTACGCTAAAACAGAGATCGATACCGCAGTTATCACAATTGAGGAGCTTGCTTAATGTCAACTAATGAAAACATTATTGAAGCAATTCAAAACCTAATCGATGTGGAGTCTGGACATGAACTAAGAAAGGTTATGAATATCGGCATTGGTGACACTCAAAACAGGGACGCTTTCGGTCGCCTTAGAGTTTCCGAGCCGATTGATCTTTTTGACAATAAGAATACATCATCACGAAATGAAGTATTATTTGACGAAGTAACAAGTGGTGGTGGTTCTATTGACTGGGATTACCACCGTGCGAGTGTTCAATTAAATACCAGTGGTGCCGATGGTGACAGGGCACTAAGGCAAACACCCTACAACACTTATATTCCTGGCAAGTCTCAGCTCATAGAGCTGACAAGCTTTCTAGCAGAGGGTGTCAGTGAAGTATACGTAGTGAAACGTAGCTCTGTAGGTGACTCTGTAGTGGAAACAAGAGTAGCTCAAGAGTCGTGGAACCGTGATACACTCCTTGGCACTGGTGATAATAATGCCAGTGGTGCCAAAGCAGACTTCACAAAAGGTAATATCTTTCAAATTGATATGCAGTGGCTTGGCCTAGGCCGGGTTAGAATGTCTCTCGTGATAAGAGGCGTTCCTATTGATGTACATCATTTTGACCACGCCAATACAGTCGATGAGGTTTACATGCGTACACCTACTTTGCCTATGAGATATGAAATTGTGAACTCGGGTGGGATAACTTATTCACGTATTGGTTACTTTGACGATAGGGACGGTATATTTTTTGAATCTCAAAGCACGACTGAAGTAGAAAATCAATTGAGAGAGATATGCTGTTCTTGTGCAAGTGAATCAGGTACAAAACCAACTGGATTAGAATTCCATGCTAATACAAGATTAACAAACGGTGCAACTGCAACAGTGGCCGGTGTACCAGTTTTAGCAGTAAGACTTAAGGCCGCTTTTAATGGCCACGAAAATAGATCAAATGCATTACTATTTGCAATGCAATTCTTTGCCGAAGATGAAAATGTCATATTTGAACTGTTTAAGCTTTATTCGCCGGATGACACTGGCACGACTTGGACAAGTGTAAGTGATGAGTCAGTCTGCGAATATGCAGTAAACGGAGATATAGGGACTCTGATAGGGTATCCTGAGCATATGATCTCGTGTGCTACAGTTCCAGCTTCTGGCTCTGGATCAAAAACAACCCCTGGCACTGTTGGCCTATCTTTGGATGTTCTTGACGAACAAAGAAAGATAAATCAAAACTTTGACTCAACTAATAGTCAGGTGTTTTTATTAAGGGCCTACACAATGGCAGGAACTACAAGGGCCGGTGCTTCAATGACATGGTTAGAGGTGAATTAATGAGCACTGTAGGAACCTCTGGAATAAGAAAATGTGTAGAAAATATTCTATCACTAGTTCCGGAAACGGCACTGCCAACAACTAAGATAGATAAGATTGTTAAGACTGAAAGTTTTGGAGTGTATCGATTTACATATCTGTACAACCATGCTGAACTATTTTTTATAGAGATCTCTAAAATTGCAGGTGAGTGGGAGTTGATAATCTCCGTATATCCAAACGGCCTTTATGAGGATGGATTTGCTGTACTTTTTGAGGATGATGAACAAATGCTACTAGAGGGGTAAGACGTGGCCAATAGAAAACTGACAGAATTAACAACAATAACAAGTAGTGAACTTGCTGCCGATGACATTATGCATTTAGTGGATGTCTCGGAACCGGCAAATGTTGACAAGAATAAGACTATAAAAGTATCTGAGTTGGATGAAAGATATATAAATTCAGATAGTGGAAGTGCTGCCGAGATAAAAACTTTATACGAGTCAAATGCGGATACAAATGAATTTAGTGACTCTGAAGAGGCAAAGCTTGCTGGAATTGAAACTAGTGCGACTGCTGACCAGTCCGATGGTGAGATTAAAACAGCTTATGAAAATAATGCAGATACAAATGCATTTAGCGATTCTGAACAAACAAAGTTATCAGGAATAGCGACCGGTGCTAATGTCAATACGGTTGACAGTGTAAGCGGTAAAACTGGGGTTGTAACTCTAGATAAAACAGATGTTGGGTTAACAGATGTAGATAATACAAGTGATGCAAGCAAGCCAGTAAGTACGGCAACTCAAACGGCTTTAGATGATAAAGTTGATGATTCCCAGGTATTAACAGACGTTCCACTAGGAGCTTTGTTCACAGATGTTCAATTAAGTGATGCAGAAGTTAAAACAGCTTACGAGAATAATGCCGATACAAATGAATTCAGTGATGCCGAAAAGACTAAACTGTCAGGGATTGAGGTTGGTGCTGAAATAAATACAGTTAATTCAGTAAATACTAAAACCGGTGCTGTCACTCTGGATAAAACAGACATAGGATTGGCCAATGTAGACAATACAAGCGATGCCAATAAACCAGTGAGTACTGCAGGTCAATCAGCATTAGACGATAAGGTCACAAAAGTAACAAGTACAGATAATGCAGTAGCTAGGTTTGATGGTACAAATGGAGAATTACAAGACAGTGGTGTCTATATTACTGACAGCGGTCAGGTAGGTATTGGAACGGCAAGTCCAGCTAATGATTTACATGTGGATGGCTCGGCAAAAATGAGAAATGTATCAATAGAAAGTTTATCTATTACAGGAGATATAACTACTACTGGGCTAGACTGTGCACCTACAATAGCATCAACGGGTGGCACGACTATTCAAGTTTTACGGGCCGTTGGTACAGTAGATACTTCAATCGATACTACATCGACAATATATAGTTTGAATAATAATATCTATATTAGTGGTGATCAAGATGTTTCATATTTAATGGGTCAACTTATATGTGCTTCTTTGCTTAGTGGATATTCAGGAAAGATTATTAATTTTTATGGTTTGCAAATACTAGCTCCTAGTGATGGATCGGGTGGCTCATTTGGTGGAATTGATAGAATCTATGGCATTGAGGTTAAAAACCAAACTGGAAATATCACAACCATGGGCATAAAGCTGGGCATAAATTCAGGGACTAACAAGTGGAACCTTTACGCTGTAGGTACTGCTGATAATTATATGAAGGGTAGTTTAGGCATTGGAATAAGTACGCCTAGGACAGAATTAGATGTAATAGGTGATACAAAATTAAGCGGTCAGCTAAATCTAGTAGGTCTTTCAACATATGCAGACGACTCGGCTGCCGGAACTGGTGGGCTTGTTGCAGGCGATGTGTACAAAACGTCAACTGGTGAATTACGAATTAAACTATAGGAGAATATCATGGCCAGATTTTTAACAAAAGAAATAGATACTGTTTATGGGGTGAAGGCATCAATGCTTACTCTTAATGGAACTACTTTTACAGGTGCTCCCGATGGTATGAAAGTACAATTAAGACTTGGATTATGGTACGATGTTCAAGCTGCAATAGATAGAAAGGCGACTCTTGACGAATTTACTGCAGAATATTTCATCACAGATGAGCAGGCCAAGGGTGATACTGAGATCATACTTTTAAACATGATAATGTCTAGCATACTTGATGAGGAAGGCCAAGAAAGTAATGGATTGACTGGTAGGGCATCCACTCAGTATTTTCAAGATGCTATTTTAACCGACACAGAATGAACTTAGCTTTAATCATTTCAATTATCGGGGCTTTCTTAACAATAGGTTTAACTATAAATGGGTTTTTCCTTAAAGGAATTATGGAAAGTCAAAGTAAAGTCGAATTAGACATTGCTAAACTAATGGTTAAAGTCGAAAGCTATAGTGGACGAATAGATAGTCTAGAGCACAATTTTAGAAAGCTTGAGATATCACATTTTGAATGCCGATCTAATGGCAAAAATGGGTAGTATTGTGTGAATAAAGCAAGTGAAAAACTAAAAATTTGGAGAGAGAATCCAGTAATATTTGTCAAGGACAATTTCGGTAAAGAGATTGAGCCGGATGTTTGGCAAATTCAAGCATTGGAGGCCTTCGCTTCAAAAGACAATGAAAAGATGAGAATAGCATTACTCGCTTGTTCTGGCCCAGGTAAGTCGTGCGTACTAGCATGGATAGGGCTTAATTTTCTTTGTTGTTATGGAGATAAAGATGACGCTCCGAAGGGAGTTGCGGTTTCAATATCTAGGGACGCTCTACGGGATACACTCTGGGTTGAGTTTTCTAAATGGATGCAAAAGAGTGAGTTCATATCATCTCAATTTACTTTTACACAAACTCGTATTTTCCTAAATGAGAGGCCGAATGACTGGTTTATTTCGGCTAGATCATTTCCTAAATCAGCAGACCTTGAGACAATAGGGAAAACATTATCAGGACTACATTCAAAATATTTACTTTATTTATTGGATGAGTCTGCAGCAATACCAAAAGAGATTTTGAAAGCGGCTGAACAAGGTTTGGGCGAGACAATGCAAAGGGATGGTGGTTTTTGCAAGATTGTACAGGCCGGTAACCCGATAACAAAGGAAGGATCTCTATTTTTTGCAGCGGAAGACGATGAATGGTACACGATAAATATCACTTCAGATCCTGACGACCCTAATAGGTCAAAGAGAATATCAATCGATTGGGCAAGATCTCAGATCAAGAAATTCGGGCGTGATGACCCGTGGATTTTAAGTTATATAATGGGAAGGTTTCCTGAAAGTGCGATTAATACGTTGTTATCTGATTCAGAGGTTGATGATGCTATGAAGAGGCATTATACAATTGCTGATTATGGACATGCTCAAAAGCGGTTAAGCTGTGATGTTGCTTTCCAGGGGCTTGACAGCACTGTCATTTTCCCACGTCAAGGGCTTGCAGCTTTTAATTATGTTGAAATGCGTGGTGCCGATGGGCCAACGGTCGCGGCCCGGATACTTCAAGCAATGGAAAACTGGGGAGATGTTGACAGTATATATGTTGATTCAACGGGTGGTTATGGGAGCTCAGTTATTGACTCTCTTCTCATGGCCGGACATCCGCCAGTAGGGGTTAACTTTAGTAGCAAAGCAATAGACAGTGAAAAATATTATAATTGTCGTGCCGAGATGTATATGAACTTAGCTAAATGGATAAAGCGTGGTGGTGCAATCCCTAAATGCGAACGGTTAAGGAAAGAATTAACAACGGTAACATACTCGTCTAAGAACGGTCGCCTAATACTTGAGAGTAAAGAACAAATTAAAAAGAGGATAGGCCGGTCTCCTGATATAGCTGATGCTTTAGCAATTAGTTTTTATCATCCTGACCAACCGGCAAAAGATGAATTTGAATACTTAAGGAAAGGGAAGCCAAATTTCAAGAGTGAATATGACCCCTTTGAAAATATATGATTAAATTTAACATAGAAAAATGGGATGGTTTTTACAAGGATGCTTATCCTTTGATGAAAGCTAACTCTGAAGAGATTAACATTTTCAATGCTCCACTTGAGATTGACGTTGAAATATATGAGGCACTTGAAGAGATAGGGCATCTCAAATGCTTTACTGCTAGGGAAAATGGTGTGTTGGTTGGTTATGCTGTTTTTACAGTGAGTGGCCATATCAATTATACATCAAAACTAATAGCATCTCAGATTGTAATCTATGTAAAGCCTGAATTTAGAACATTAGGAATTAGGCTTATAAAGCATACTGAGGTTGAGCTCAAAAAGCTGGGTGCCCAAATAATTGTACAAGGTGCTCCTGTTATTAGTAGACTAGGGGTAGTCCTCGAGAGATTAGGTTACAAGGAATTAGAAACTTTATACAGTAAGGAGATATGATATGAGCAGCGTAGTAAAGACATTCAAAGGCCTAGCAAAGGGCATTGAAAAGACTGCTGAATGGGGTGGTGATGTTGTTGAGAGTGGTTATAAAGACGCAATAGGTGAGGGTGGCGAAAGTCCTGACGAAAAAATGAAAAGAGAAGCAAAGGAAGCCGGGGAAAAAGAGATTGCGACTCAAAAAGCTAAACAAGATGAACTAATTGCCGCTGGCGAGAAGAGAAAAAAACAGGTCGGTGCTGAAAAAGCTGCAACAAAAAGTTTATCGACTGCAAAAAACAGACAATCAAGAAAATCTAGTAGTGGGAGAAAGTCAACTCTCCTTACAGATACTTTGGGTGGTACTTCAGGGGAAACTGAGGAAACTCTAGGGAAAAAATCTTTACTGGGGCTATAAATGAAAAAAACGAAACCAAACCAATTAACAGAGATGCAAAGATGCGAACTAATTAGGCAACAACTTGATAATGAGATTAGTAGCTTTAAATCATATTGGAGAGATATTTCAAATTACATCCTTCCAAGGCGTTCAAGGTTTTTTGTTACGGATGTAAATAAAGGTGATCGTAGAAACCAAGATATAATTGATGCGACTGGGAGCCTTGCAGTAAGGACGCTTTCAAGTGGAATGATGTCAGGGATAACTTCCCCTAGTCGGCCATGGTTTAAGCTGAATGGTTCTGGCCTAGATGAAGGTCAAAGAGAAGCGGCTGCAAATTATTTAAAGCAAGTTTCGGACATTATGAGGGGGGTATTCTTACGGAGCAATCTGTATAATGTCTTACCTAGTATGTATGGTGATCTTGGATCATTTGGGACGGCCGCGATTTTAATGGAGAGTGATCCTGACACAGTGGTTAATTTTACTTCATTTTTGATCGGATCTTATAGAATATCGTGTAATAAAAAGGGGCTTGTACGAGTCTTTTCACGAGAGTTCGAAATGACAATTAGACAGATGGTAGAAAAATTCCCGTGGGAAAACCTTCCTTCCACTGTTCAAGAACAATATGAAAAAGGGATTACAGAGGAGTATGTAGGTATTGTTCACATTATCAAGCCAAATGATAACTATAATCCTAAGAGACTGGATGCTAAGTATAAAAAATATGCATCATACTATTATGAAAAGAGCACTGGTACGAACAGTGTAAAAAATATTGCTCAATCGACTCATGGTAAATTTTTATCAGAGAGTGGTTATGATTATTTTCCAGTACTAGCTCCAAGATGGGAAACTGCAGGTGAGGATACATATGGTACTAATGCACCTGGTATGATTGCCCTTGGAGATGTTAAGCAATTACAACTTGGAGAAAAAAGAACTGCTGCAGCGATTGACCAAAAAGTTAAGCCTTCAATGGTAGGGCCGCTTGCTTTAAAGAATACGAAGGCAAGTATTTTACCAGGAGATATCACTTATCTTGACGAGAGAGAGGGATCAACAAAATTCAGGCGACTGTTTGAAATTGATTTTGACATCCGTGAACTTGAAGGTAAACAACAAGAGATAAGGCAGCGAATTAGTCGGGCATTTTATGAGGATCTTTTTCTCATGCTTGCTAATACAAATAGATCTCAGATTACAGCACGTGAAATTGATGAGAGACATGAGGAAAAACTTCTAGCTCTTGGCCCTGTTTTAGAGAGAATTAATCAAGATGTACTCGATCCATTGATTGAAAATACGTTTATGATCCTTGATAAGCAAGGCCTACTCCCCGAACCTCCGGAGAGTCTCCAGGGCGTTGACTATAAAGTCGAATATGTATCGGTTATGGCCCAAGCTCAAAAGCTTACTGGCATAGGGAATATTGAAAGACTTGTAGGGTTTGTTACTCAGGTTGCACAGCTTAATCCTGAGGCAGCTCAAAAGATTGACATGGACACAATGATTCAAGAGTATGCGGAGCTTGTAAGTGTAGAGCCTGACATGATTGTTTCAAAAGAAGAAATGGACAAGATAAGGGCCGCTCAAGCTCAAGCTCAAGCTCAACAAGCTCAAGCTCAACAACAAATGGACCAGGTTGATGCTGCAAAGACGATGAGTGAAACAAAAATGGATGAGGGTTCCGCACTTGACGGGCTATTGGAGCAGGCTTAATGCAAAAAAGTATAAGTGATGAAAAAGAAGTAAAGAGGGCCGAGCGTAAAGAAAAAGATCTCAGGAAACAAGAGCTTAACGACATACGCACTGTCCTAAGTAATGCCTCAGGACGTAGGTTCCTTTGGCGTATATTGTCAAAGTGCAATACATTTAATAGCGTATATACAAAGGATGAGAATAGAGTTTTCTATAATTCAGGGCAGCAAGATATTGGCCATTTTTTAATGGCCGAAGTTGTTGAAACGGATGAAAACTTATTGTTAAAAATGATGAAGGATAACCAAACAAAAAATAATGGAGAGATCAATGACTGAAGAAAATGTAGTAGTGACAGATACAGAGATTGAAGTAAAAGCTGAAGATTTACTTTATGATAATAAAGAGGAAACAAACACTGATGAAAGTGATGCTGATTCTACTGGTAAGGAAACGAATTCAAGCGAAGAGAGCGAGAGCGACAAAGTAGCAAATGAAGGAAACAAAACAGGTCAGGGAGAAGAGGATAAGCTTGAAGACAGTGAAAGCAAAGAAATTGTTTATGATCTTGAGTTGGGAGAAAAGACGTTTTTGGCCAAAGGAAATGTTGATGCGGTTGTTGGTTTTGCAAAAGAACACAATCTATCAAATGATGCTGCTAAAGATATCCTCACAAAACAAGACTTAGCAGTAGCTGATTTTGTTACTCGACAAGAGGCTGCACAGGTGGCCGAAACAAATGCTTGGGCCGAGGAAGTAAAATCCGATGCCGAGTTAGGTGGCGATAATTTGACTGCGACAATTGAGAATTCGAAAAGTGTTCTTGATCGTTTTGGCTCGGATGAATTGACTTCCATGTTAAGAGATTCAGGCAACGGGAATAATCCGGTTGTTGTTCGTTTCTTATCAAAAATAGGTGCTGCAATGGCCGAAGATAAGTCGATTAGTTCGACAAGGCACGGGGAAACATCGGTATCGGACGCAGATAAATTTTACGGTATTAACAATTAACAAAGGACATTAAAATGGCAGTATTAAGTACAACAGCATTAACAATTGCAGATCACGCAAAGAGACTTGATCCGGATGGGAAAATCCCTATGATTGTTGAGATGCTTGCAGAAACAAACGAAATTCTTGACGATATGCTTTTTATCGAAGGAAACCTACCTACAGGTCATAGAACTACAGTAAGAACAGGCCTTCCAACTGCTTACTGGAGATTATTAAATGCAGGTGTTCAACCTTCAAAGTCAAGTACAGCTCAAATTGATGAGCAAGCTGGACTACTTGAAGCATGGTCTGAGGTTGATCCTGAAGTTGCTAATCTTAATGGTAACGTAAATGCTTTTAGACTTTCTGAAGCGTCTGCTTTTATTGAAGCAATGTCTCAAGAGATGAGTTCAACAACTTTTTACGGGAATAGCTCAGCAGCTCCAGAAGAGTTCACTGGCCTTGCAGTTCGTTACTCAGATCTTTCAGCGGCAAATGCACAGAATATTATTGATGCTGGTGGTACAGGATCGGATAACACTTCAATATGGTTAATAGTTTGGGGCGAGCAATCAGTTTGTGGTATCTTTCCAAAAGGTTCTAAAGCTGGCCTTGAGCATAATGATCTTGGTGAGCAGACTGTTACTAAAGCAGATGGTTCTAAGATGAGAGCACTTCAAGACCAATTCAAGTGGAAATGTGGAATAGCTCTTAAAGATTGGAGATATGCGGTTCGTATCCCTAATATTGACGTTTCAAACTTAGTTGCAAAATCAAGTGCTGCAGACTTAACTGAGCTTATGATTAAAGCAATGCATAGAATTCCTAATCTTAATAGAGGGAAAGCAGTATTTTACATGAATAGAAGCGTTATCCAGATGCTAGACATCCAAAGACGTGATGTTATGACTGCAAGTGCAAGCTTGAGTTACAATGAAGTAGATGGAAAGTTAATCCCTCATTTTCGTCAAGTACCTGTAAAAACTTGTGACACAATCCTAGAGACTGAGGAGAGAGTTATCTAGTTTTACAAACCATGAGGATAGGTTAAAATGGCTTATCCTCTCTTATTATGTTAATTTTTTTAAGGAGAATATTATGATTATCGATTCACTCAACCTTTTTTCTGATGAGCAGGCGTTAACTGCAACAGCGGACTCTACTAACATTATCGATCTTGGCGCAAATCGCAAGATTGGAGTAGGTGAGCCTATGAGTGTTGCAATTTGTTTGACTGTTGGAGCCGATGACACGGACACTAACGAAACTTATGTTGCTACACTTGTAACAAGTGCTACAAGTAACTTTGCTTCTAGTGAAGTTATCGGAACGGCAACTATTGCAGCAGGTGCCGATGCTGGAACTAAAGTAGTAATACCTGTTGCTGCAGATGACCGGGCCAATAGATATTTAAAAGTAATCTACACTCTTGGAGGAACTACTCCTTCAGTGACTGTAAAGACGTTTTTAACTCTTACAAGCATGATCCAAAATGATACTGTTTATGCAAGTGGAGTTACAATCTCTTAGTTGAGAAAAAAATAACCAAGGAGTTAACTAATGAAAGTAAAAGCAATTGAGAAAGGCTACTATAACAACAAGAGAATGGTGAAGGGGACGGTTTTTCACATTAAAGATAAGAAAGCGTTTTCTAAGGTATGGATGGTTGAAGTTAAAAAAGGTAATGGGCCTAAGAGTAATGGGCCTAAGATTGACGAGCCTGAGGTTGTAGTAGAAGGACAAGAGCAAGACGTTATTTAATTACAGAGGGGGGTCTGAAAAGGCCCTCTTTTTTTAGAGGTCAGGATGTCAACAAAAACTCAAATATGTAACTTGGCCTTAAGTCATTTAGGCGTTGCAAAAGAAATAAGTAATTTAGAAGAAAGGTCAGGAGAAGCACAGGCATGCTCTAGATTTTATGATATCTCAAGGGAGATTGTTCTAAACGATATGGACTGGAACTTTGCTACTGGGTTTTTATCGCTTAACTTAATAGAGGAAAATCCAGTAACTGAGTGGGCCTATTCTTACAGGTATCCAGTAAAATGCTTAAATTCTCGAAGGATATTGTCGGGAATTAGAAATGATTCTGCAAAAACAAGAGTCCCTTACATGATATCGAATGATACCGCTGGAAGGGTAATATACACAGATACAAAAGACGGTGTTTTAGAATATACACAAAACTTAGAGGACTCAAGCTTGTTTACTCCGGAGTTTGTTATGGCCTTATCATTTAGGCTTGCAGCTTATATTTCCCCACGGCTTACTGCAGGTGATCCGTACAAGATTAAAAACGATATGATTGCTCAATATCACATTGAGATATTAAATGCTAAGAAGCAAAATTTTAATGAAAACAGAGATGAGCTACCACCAGAGTCTGAATTTATAACTACAAGGAATTAAGTTATGGCAAATATGGCATTAAGTATTGAAGAGAAAAAAGATATGGGCGAGGCACCTAGTTTAATTGCTGATAAGCCAAAATTCCCATGTGGGTTACAACTTAGAATGTGTAATAGAAGCTTGAAAAAACTAGGGATTGATAAGGCACCTGGTATTGGAGAATCTTTTATGATCATGGCACGTGTTGAGGTTATAGGCGTAAATGCTGACCAAGATGATGATGACACAAAAGAGTTTAATGTTGCGCTTCAGATAACTGATATGGAGATAGAGAAAAAAGAAGAAAAAAAAGAGAGTGCTGACTCTCTCTTTTATAGTGGGAATTAAATGACTACATTAGGCCAACGCACATTTTCCTCTGGTGAATTAGCTCCAGGCCTTTACGCTAGAACAGATTTAACCAAGTACGCAAGTGGGTTAAGAACTTGCCGAAATGTTCAAGTGAGTAGGGCCGGTAATTTAGCTAATAGGTCAGGAACGTCATTCACTGGAGAAGTGAAAGACTCTAGCAAAACTGTGAGACTTATTCCTTTTATTTATTCAGATGACGTTTCTTATGTCCTGGAGTTTGGGGAATATTATATAAGATTTATAAAAGACGGGGCCTACGTTTTTGACGGTGGGAGTCCTTACGAAATTGTGACTTCATATCCTGAGAGTTCACTAGCTGACATCAATCATATACAAAGTGCTGACGTGGTAACTCTTGTTCATAATTTACATCCTCCTATGGAATTAAAAAGACTAGGAGCAACTAGTTGGGAAATAGATAAGGTAACTTTTGCACCTGAAACTAATAGGCCTGGAAACCTAGGGGTAAGTGGAAGTTCCGGCTCCGAGGTATTGAGATACAAAGTAACTGCAATCAATGAAGAGAGCTTTGAGGAGTCTCTTGTAGCGTCCCAAAATGCAGCACTTGCGATTGTATCAATTACCAATGCAGACCCTTGCGTGGTCGAAATAACAGGACATGGGCTTGCGAATGATGACGAGATAACAATTGTTGATGCTGAGGGTTTGGTTGAACTCAATGGGCGTAACTTTTATGTTGATAATGTCACGGCAAATACTTTTGAACTATACGGTGTTGATTCTACTGATTACGGAGTTTATACAGCGAATGGAGATACTCATAAGATTTTTGTGGAGATCTCAAGTAATACTCCAAGTACTGGAACTCCAAATGTAATTAGCTGGAGTAAGTCTGCCGGAGCAACTGAATACAATATTTATAAAGAAACAAATGGAATTTACGGGTTGATAGGTATCGCAACGGGTACAAGCTTTAATGATATTAATATAACCCCGGACACTGTGAACACTCCTCCTAGTTCACGAAACCCTTTTATTGGAACTGGCAACTACCCTAGCACTGTTACTTATATTCAACAGAGGCTTGGTTTTGCAAATACGATAAATGACCCTGAGAAAATTTATCTCTCAAAAACAGGGAATTTTAAAAATTTTACAACGAGTTCACCTCTCCAGGATGACGATGCTATTTCATTTAACATGGTAGGAAAACAGATCAATGCAGTTAAGTCTATGATTGACCTGGGAAAGCTTGTTATTATGACAAGTGGTGGTGAATGGAGTGCTGCAGGGGACGCAAGTGGGATGATTAAACCCACAGATATAAATACTAAGCAATATTCGTACAATGGATCGGGCGGCCTACAACCTATTATTATTGATGGTAAGGCAATTTATCAGCAAGCAAGAGGCTCTATAATACGAGATCTTGGTTTTAATTATGAAGTTGACGGTTATTCTGGAAATGATTTAACAATTTTCAGTTATCACTTGTTCGATAATTTTACCATTGTAGACTGGGCCTATCAACAAATTCCAAATTCAACTTTATGGGTTGTAAGAAGTGACGGGGCCTTGCTCGGGTTAACTCTAGTACGGAGTCAACAGGTTATGGCCTGGCATGTTCATGATTTTGACGGTGGGTTTGTTGAAAATGTTGCAGTGGTTCCGGCTGGAAATGAGGATAGACTTTTTGTAACTGTGAAAAGGACTATTAATGGGACTGAAAAAAGATATATTGAATATTTCACTACTAGACAAGTGAATGATATTGAAGACATGAAAATGTTGGACTCTAATTTAACCTATGACGGCCGAAATACTGACAGTAATCACACCATGACGATAACCCAAGCGACTGGGAATACCGGGTGGCTCTATAGTGAGAAAGTAGTCTTAACAAGTAGTGAGGCATTTTTTGCAGTAGGTGATATAGGAAACTCTATTTTTATTAATGGGCTCCGGTGCAAAGTTGCAACGTATACAAGCGATACCATAGTTGAAGCTTACCCTTCAAAGACTGTTGCCGTTGAATTACAAAATGTTGCAATAAGTGAATGGGCAAGGGCCGTTGATGAGCTTTCTGGACTTGATCATTTAGAGGGCAAAGATGTCTCGGTTTTTGGAGATGGGTTTGTTGTAGCGTCCCCTTATAACGAGAGTTATGAGACAGTAACGGTTTCCGGTGGTGTGATCCAACTAGATAAAGCCTATAGTGTTATCCACGTAGGTCTTCCGTATACTTCGGACATTGAAACGCTTGACGTAGATGTTCCACAGGGAACAATTGTAGATAAGAAAAAAATTGTTAGCTCGGTAAATCTCTATGTTGAAAAATCAAGAGGTGCATGGATAGGAAGCGAGTCACCAGAGGGTAGTAATTCTCTAGAGGGACTTATTGAAACAAAACTTAGAAGTGATGAGGATTATGATTCTCCGATTGAGTTGAAGACTGATGTAATAAATGTGAATATAAGACCTGAATGGAATAGCAATGGGAGAGTTTTTATAAGGCAAGTGGACCCTATCCCACTTACAATTCTTTCGATATCACCGGCTGGAAAGTTCGGACTTAATTAAGAGGGGTTATTATGGCAACTGGAATGGCCGTGGCTGGGGTAGCTACTAGTTTATATGGGCTCTATGAGTCGAAACAGCAAGCTGATGCTCTCGAGAGACAATCTCAATTTAATGCTCAACAAATGAGGACAAATGCCGCTCAACTTGACGTGAGGGCCGAGGAAGCTGGAAAACAGGCATTAGATGATGCTGTTGATGTCCAGCAAGATATAAGCCGCATGATCGGGACACAAAAAGTAAATCTCGCAGCTCAAGGGATTGACATTGGAAGTGAAGTGTCTACTCAGATAAGGAGAGATACCGAAAGAATAGGTGCCGAGGATGTCCAAACATTAAAAAATAATGCATGGAAAGAAGCTTGGGGAATGAAAACCCAAGCTCAAGATTTAAGAATGCAAGCAGACATGGGCATTACTGCAGGTGGTGAAAGGGCAAGATCTACTATGGTAACTGGTGGCCTAAGTGCCGTCCAAGGCTTAACAAGTGCTTATGGCACGTACAAACGAGGATAATAATGCCTACAATACCAACAGCAAGAAAAAGAGTCCAGGCCCAAGGAACAAGGCAAGTTAATCTCTCGACAGTATCGGACACTAGAGCGTTTGGTGGTGGTGATCCTCAACATGCTAAACAAGTTCAAGGGATATTAGGGACTGTTGATAAAATTAGAATAGAGCAAAGGAATAAGGCCGAACAGACTCAACTTAGAGAATTGCAAGCTAAAGAAACAAGTGCCAGAAATGGCATGATGAACGATAAAAAGTTTGGCTTTCTTAATACTAGAGGGAAACAATCTGCTGAATCTTTTGATGGTTATTCTGAGAATTATGATAAATTTGTAAATGAAGAGGCCAACGGTATTACTAGCGAGAGAGTGAGAGAGCAATATAACGCTTATACAACTCAGGCTAAAAACCAAATGTCGGCCCAAATGAATAGGCATGCTGGACCTCAAATGCAGGCCTATGAGAAAGACACAGCACTTTCTCTTGTAGCAAGCTTAAAAGAAGAGTCAATTAGTAACCCCGATGCAATGACTTTGCCCGATAAAGACGGCAATATTACAAGTGTTCTTAGACAAAATATCGAGAGATCTAATCAAGCAATTGCTGACGTGGGAAAAAGCCAAGGGATGTCCCAGGATAGGATCAAATTACTACAACTTGAAGCTACAACTGGTGTTCATGAGGGCGTGATAAATAAATTTGTTAACTCTAAAAGGGATAAAGACGCAAAGGCGTGGCTTGAAAAAGCAAAGTCACTTGGAGAAATTGATCAAAAAACACTCGAAAGATTAGAAAAAACTATTGCTGTCTCTAGTGTTCGTGGTGATTCTCAAAGAGAGACTGATCAAATTATTCGACAAGATATGAGCATGAAAGACTCTTTAAAAAAAGCAAGAGAGATTACTGATCCAGAGGTAAGAGATGCGACTGTTAGGAGAGTTAAGCAAAGGCTTAATGAAAAAAAACAAGTCGCCACAATTGAAAAACAAGATGCTTTTAATAAAGCAATTGAGAATGTTTATGCTACAAAAAGCACGGACGGCCTAACGAGTGAAGAGATCTCAAACTTATCAGGAAAAAGACGTGACTCGCTTAATAAAGTTATGGACTATATATCCCAGGGGCTAGAGCCACCAAATGATCCGGTTGCCTATAATGATCTTATGATACTTGCTTCTACTCCGGAGCTAAAAGAAAAATTTTTACAGACTGATATAAATGAGCATGCTCATGAGTTATCAAATGCGAATAGGCAAAAACTCGTGGCCAGACAAGTATCCTTAAGAGATAGGATGTCAAAAAGTGCCGGGAAAGATGATGCCGAGTTTAAGGGATTTTTAAGTGATACAAAAGTTGTAAGCACTTCCCTAGCTGAGGCCGGAATAAAAGACAAGAAAAAGATTGCTGAATTTAACCAGAAAGTTAATGAAAAAGTAATTGAATGGAAAGAAGCTAACGATAAAAAGAAAATGCCACAAAAGGACTTTCAGAGTCTAGTGGACTCAATGCTATTTAAAGTTAATGTTGTAGACGGTGGTTTTATGTGGTTTGACAAGGAAAAGAGCATTTACGAGCTTGAAGGTGGTGAAGAGATTTCAAGTGTCGATGTTGACGATATCCCAGCTAAAGATTTACAATTTATAAGACAAGCTCTTGCAAAGGCAGGCCAAAATTTCACGGATGACGCTGCAATTGCCATGTATCAACGAAAACTCAATAAGGTTATAAACTAATGAATGAATACGATGATATGCTACAGGAACCTACTTTAAAAAAAAAATCTGAAACTGAAAATCCTTATGACGGCATGGTTCTTGAGAAAGCTAAAACCGAGAATGTCCAGCATAATGTAGCTGTTAAACAAGGCGTTGTTAAACAACCTGAGAGACAAGCTGAAATAAGAAAATATGCAAATGATATGAATATGCCAGAGAGTTATGTTGATCGTAACTTTGACATGATCAAAACAGAGGCATCAAAAAAACAATTTAAAGATAGTAATCTCGCTAAGAACAATCCAACTTTGCAAAAATTTTATTCTAATCCTGATAATGTTGCTATTGCCCATGATGATCTTGAATCTTTAAAAGGGATTGATTCAACATCACAGCGGTTAAAGTTTTCAAGTAAAGCCGATGATAATAGTTTTGTTGGTGATATTGGAGAGGCTTTACATATGAACACAATTAACCTTTCCAAGTCAGTGACTCTTTTTAGAGCAATGAATGGTATGGGAGATATTGACGAGTTAATGACTGAATATGCAGCAAAAAATAAATCAATTCAAGAGATCACAGCAAAGCAAGGGGCCTATGTAAAAGAATTCCAAGATGAGTATGAGACAGAGGTACAATTATCAAAAGCTCTTGACGCTGCCGGAAACGGTGCTAAAAAAGCTTGGAATGGTAGAATTTTAGAAGGCCTTGCTGAATTTGGGGAAGGTAGTTTAAAAAGTACGGAAGAGCTATTTGATTGGATAAAAACGGTCGGTGGCTCCCCGAGAGCAATGCTTTATATGTCGGCCCAGAGTATGGTCCATAGTATTGCTCCTATGATTGCTGGGTTTGGTGGGAGTAAAGCCGGTGCTGCGTTGGGTGCAACTGGTGGTGCTTTTTTAGGCTCCGTAGTTCCAGGAGTAGGGACGGTAATAGGTGGTGGCGTTGGCTCTGTTATTGGTGGTGCAACTGGTTATGTTGCAGCGTCCACGGCGGCCGGTACAATGTTACAATACCAAATGGAAATGGAGACATATCTAGCAAGCCAGGGAGTTAACACTTCCGATCCAAAAAGTATGGCCGAGGCCTTGAGAAATCCTGAAGTAATGAGGATAGCAAAAGAGAAAGCATTTAATAAGAGTGTTACAAACTCAATGATAGAGGGGCTTACCGATGTTGTTGGGGGGACTCTTCTCAAAGCTGCAAAGCCTGGCCTAATTGGAAAAGTTGCCGGAGCTGCAAAAGCAACTGGAGTTGAAGTCGTTGGTGAAACAATGGGAGAATTCGGTGGGACTATTGCTGCTGAGGGATATGATAAAGCTAGTTTTGGAGAGGCAGCTTTAGAGGGTGTTAGTTCAATCTTTTCTGGTGGTGCTTTTGGTGCGGCTGGGTTTGCTGCAAGTCAGGGAGCTACTTTAAGAAGCTCACTTCCTGAGAGCACGTCTAAGGCAGTAGTTGCATTAAAAGATAAGGTAACTCAGGCTAAGGAAGCATTGACTCAAAATGATGCTATTGGTGAGCTCACAGCAGCTCTAGAAACATCGAAGTTAATGACTAGAGATAAGAGATCTCTTACTGACATAATTAATGAATCAAGTGGAGATGCTGCAGTCTTTTTCCAATCTGATAAATGGGATGATCACTGGGCGGCTCTAGGTGAGAATCCGGCTGAGAAAGCAGATGAATTATTGCCAGGAGGCCGGGCTGACTACGAGAAAGCCAAATCTCAAGGTAAAAGTCTAGAAGTACCTTTAAGTGATTACGTAACAAAAATGCAAGATGAGGAAAGTTTTTCTGAATTAACTGCAATCTCGTCAAGGTCTGAAGACTCAATGAGTGCTGACGAAGCCAAATATGTTTTAAGTAATGTTGAAGAAGTTGTACAGGTTCTAGTTGAAGAGGCAAAAATTGAAAACCTTAATGGTGAAAAACTGGCCGATAGTAAAGCAGTAGTTGAGCAAGAGGTTGCAGACCAATTTGTTGCCGCTGGCCTTGGTAAGGATGAGTCTAAAATGCTGTCAATGATTTACGCTGGCAACATGGAAGCAAATGCTGAAATAATGGGAACTGATGCGACAAGCGAGTTCCAACAGAGGAGACTTGAAGTAAGTAGCGAACGGCCACGAATGACTGACAGGACAAGAGAAAAATTGTCTACAGAGTTAAATCCTGGAGCTATTGAAAGATATGAGAAAGAGTTTGGGCCTATGTCTGAATCTCAAGCAAAGAGGCTTATGAGAGAGCCTAAAAAAGTTAAAGCAAAAATTGAAAAAAAGAAAAAAGTAAAAGACGTACTTGTAAAAGAGAATAAAGTAAGTGACAGAGAAGAGATACCAGAGGGAGAGGAGGCTTTTTTTGAAGGTGGTATTCCTGTTGCAAATAATGAAATAGAGACTCTTGACGAATTAAGTGACGATGCTTTTGGCGTTGCCATGGAGTTTGTAAGTGATGATATGGTCGATATGGCAAGTGAAGTTGCCGCTGCAGAGGTTACTACTGGGCTTATCAAGGGGAAAATGACTGACAATGAAGGTCGTGAAATTGAAACAAATGATTATGTAGACCGTCATTATTTGAATACTTATCCTAGTTGGTACGCAGATGCCCAAGTGAAAAACAAAGAGCATTTTGAAAAAGCGGTTAATAAAAAGACCGGACCTGTTTGGAAAAGAATAGTTCAGATCTCCCATGATAGACTGCTTAATGGATATGAAACAAGTGACGGCCGTCAAGTTATGCCTGATGATGATTACAGGGCACTGTTTGGGAAAGAGGCAGTAGATCAAGATGACGATGTGATGTTTCAAACTGATAAAAATACAGGGTTTGAATATTATCCAGCTAGAGGAGAAAAGATACTTGCAAGCGGTGCGAGTTTATCCGATGCAAAAAAGACAAGTATTAGAGATATCAAGGAAATGGAAGGTGAATTAACCTATGGGAAAATGTCCAAGCTATTGTCTGATAAGTTCGGTGGTAAAACTTTACATGTAGGCGATATCTCTGTAGGGCAAAAAGTTGTTTTTGCCGCACTTGCTGAAAGTAAAAAAGCAACAAGTGAAGACGCAGTTAAGACGACAAGTGAAAGGGAGTCAAAAACTGCAAGAGCTAGAGCTAAGAAAGAAATATTAGCACTAGGTAATTTCCTAAGTTTTGCACAGTCGGCCAAGCCTATTATGACGGACAAGGAAGGTAATACTGTTTACTATAGTATTGGTTCAAGTGGTGATGCTTTTGACATAGGGATGAAATTTACTGTAGATGACGGTGGTAATGTTATCGATATTTCAAGGCCATTTATAAAAGAAGGCAAAAAAAAGGAGTCTCCAGGAGGAGTCCAGCTACGTCCAGAGGACCATGCCAAATCTGCTCCTAGAGTCTCTGAGATTAGTATATCAGAATTCAGGGACACTGTCAACGCAATGCGTAAAATAAGTACGAGAAGGAAAGATGATGTTTTGTTTCAAGAGGATAAAGTCGGGAAAAACTTAGTTACTGTCCATAATTTGTCTGAGGAAAACCTTAAGCACGCAGATAAAATGGGTGGGCTTGCTGTTCCTAGTCTTGCAATAACGAAAAAAGAAACTGGTATGCAAGGGTTTGGAGGAATAACTTTAGTAACTACTCCAGAGTTAGCTTTAAAAGATAAGGCTAAAACTTTTGGTGCTGACATATATAGTCCTCGTTATCCAGAGGTGGAAAGAGTAACAAAGCCAAGCCTTTCAAAGCTTGCTGAAAAGTATGAAAATGAAAATCTTAGAGCTTATGATGTTGTAGATGCAATAGAGAGCGGGAGAGATCCTAAAGACCACCACTCAATCCTTGCTCTATTCGCTGCGGTTGAGGGTATTGAATACTCAGGTAGAAGCGATTTAAGACAAAAGATAATGGACAATCAAAAACAATATGATTCTTTTTATGAAAATCTTTTATCTGACCATGTTAAAAGTGAGAGAATTTTTAAAGGTTTCACTCCTAGTTGGACAAGAAAATATGTTCCTCATACGCTAGAAAATGTTGTTAAGATTATGAAAGCCTCTTTGCGAGGAGGAGAGCAGTTTAGTGGTGTAGGAGCAATAAGATCGCAGGCTACAGAGCAATTAAAAAGCGTCAAGGCCATAAAAGAAAAAAGAGAAAAGATTGTATCTAAAAAAGAGATGGACATTGAAAAAGAGAAAATTAATGCCATCCATGATGATATATCAAATAGACTAGAGGAACTTGACGAGGGCTATACTGGGAGCTCTGTTATTGATGCAAGGCTCGAGGAAGCTGCTGAGCTCGGTGTTGATTCATTAAATCAATATTATGATGATATAGGTGATCTTGCTGGTGAGATAACAGATTTCTTTAGGGTATTGCGTGATGCTCCAACCGAATACTTTGAGGCAAAAGTTCAGAGAGCTGTTGGCATTGATGAATTTAATGCCGCTGTTGTTCCAATGGATACAAGCAAAGAGGCAATCGAGATCCTTAAAAAAAGTGGTATTACAGATATTGAAACTTATGACAGTAGTAAAGATGGAGCAAGAGAAGAGGCTTTAACAATATTAAGTGAGAAAAGACCAGATCTATTTTTCCAAGCCAAAAAAGCTCAAATAGACCTAAGTTCTCCTGAGAAAATGGTTATCTCTTTATTTAAATCAAAGGATAAATCAAGTGCTATTCATGAGATGGGTCATGCGTTTTTAGAGAACATGAAAGATATGGAAAAAAGGATTTTGTCTCTTGGTGTTCCTAATAGGAAACAACAAAATTTTCTTGAGGATATCAGCACTGTTTTAGATGAGTTTGGAATTGATGACTTGTCTCAAATAGAGACTAAGCATCATGAGCAATTTGCAAGACTTTTTGAAGCTTATGTTATGAAGGGAGAAGCTCCTAATAAGAAAATGCAAAAGGTATTTAATACTTTTAAGACCTGGCTCACAAATATTTATAGAAATCTCAGAGGTATTTCAAGGGCCGCAGGGCAAGAGCTCAGTTTATCAGATGAAATGCAAGAGGTATTTAATAGATTGATTGCAACTGAGGATAGTATAAACGATGCTGATTCAGAGATGTATTATTCTAGGGAAAATACCGAGCAACTGTTTAAGCAACTTGGCGTTACTGGTACAGATCTTGATAAGGTTTTAAATGCTCATGATGAGGCAAGCCACGAAGCCGAGAGACTTCTTTATAAAGAGCACCTTGCACAGATACAAAAGAAGCAAGAAAAAGAATATAAGGCAAAAAAGAAAACAATTACTGGGGAAGTGAACAAAGAGGCAAATGATAAACAGGTCTATGTTGCACTTGAATCAATTAGAACAGGGACAATTGATGGCCGTGAGTTAATTGGTTATCCTACTTTAAAAATGAAAACGAGCATACTCCAAGAGATGTTATCTGAAGAGGACTTCAAAAAGATACCTAAAGCTGCTTATAAAAAAGATGGAGAAGATCCTGAAGTTGTTGGGCCTATTTTGGGTTATAACAACGGGAAGGAAATTACTGATGCTTTTATCGCAGCACCACCGAAGGATCAATATATTGACGTGAGAGTCCAGCAGGAACTTGATAAAATCTACCCTAACTACATGAGTCCTGAAATGCAGAATGCTCAAAAAGTTGAAGCAATAGATGCCGTTCATAATGACTCAAGAGCAAAA